AAATATTATGTAATGAATAATGGAGATCAATATGAAAATCAAAATGTTAATAGATAGACAAGGTTCAGCAAATGTTTCTGGCAATGCACTTAAAACTTACAACAAAGACGAAATCATTGAATGTAATGAAGCATGGCAAGTTAATTTAGCTAATATATTTGTAAGCGAAGGTTTTGCTATAGAAGTCAAAATGGTTGAACCAAAAGAAAAAAAAGTAGTTAAGAAAAAAGTTATTAAAAAAGCTGAGTAACCAATATGGCTAGAACTATTGGTAGCACATTTTCTACACAATTATCTAGCTCACAAACTAGACCTTTCTATGCAGTAGAGTTTTTATATACACTGCCTCTTAGAATGTGGACTGGCTACGGTGAATTTACTATTCTTAGTCAAGATTATTTAGGTTTAGGCAATTTAATGGCTATAAGTCAATTAAGTGAATCAGCAGACATAAAAGCAAATGGAATCAATATAAGAGTTAATGGTTTAGATACCAGTATACTTGCTCAAGGTTTTAATGAAACTCAACAAGGCGTTATAGTAAATGTGTATTTTGGAGTATTAACAACAACAGATAATGCTCTTGCAATAGTTGATACACCTTATCAAATTTTTAGTGGAACGGTAGACACAGTATCTATTTCTGAAGATGGAGACACTTCAGTTATTGATTATTCAATTGAAAGCAAATTAATATCTTTAGAAAAAGCATTAGATTTTAGATATACAGATCAAGACCAAAAATTCTTTTTTCCAAATGACAAAGGTTTAGAGTTTGTAGATGATTTACAAGACAAAACTATTGATTGGGGTGGGGGACAAAAATAATGGGTTGGTTTAGTTCAATAATCAAAGCTGTAACAAAAGTAGCGCTAAAAGTTAATACTTTTATGAGTGCTTTAACTCCTATACAGTCTTTTTTAGTAAGCATGGCTGTATCAGCAGTTTTATCAAAAGTATTTGCAAAGAAACCAAAAGCTAATTATCAACAACAACTATCTGCTAGAACGGAGATGGTAAAACAAGCAATTATCACTAGGGATACTGCTTATGGAGAAACAAAAAAATCTGGCGGTCTTTTGTTTATGGAAGCAACTAACAATAACAAAGATTTGCATTTAGTTATTCAATTAGCATCACATGAAATACAGGCTATAGATGCAGTTTATTTTGGGGAAGAAGAATTAACTTTAGCAAGTGCTGGAACAGATTCAAATGGACTAACACAGTTCAAGGTAACATCACCAGCTAAATATTCAACAGAATCTAGATTTACCAATAAAAAAAGAACTTTTATTTTATCAAATTATGTTGATGTTAAAATAACGGTAACTGTTCCGTACTTTCAATTGCCTTTTGGTGGAAGTGGTGGTGGTTATAATTATATTAGAAATGGGAAAGGGTTATTGAAAGGCACTACAGTAATTACTGTTATATCAGATGTATCTTTTTCTTTCGGAACATCAGACACAATAAATATTGCAGGATTTGAGTATGGGATATCAAGTGGTGGTAGTTCTAGTGCATCTGGAAATCGTCAGACTTTAAACATTACATTATCTACAGGTCTGGTGCGTGATTTAGCAGCAACTTCTATTTCGGTTAAATCAACTACTGGCGCTCCGACAAACTTTCATGATACAAGAATTCAACCGTATAGAAATAATCGTAATACACCAAGACCACATTTATCTGGAACAACTACAGAAATTAATTTTGCAATAATAGCTGAACAGACTTTCTCAGACACTTCTGAATTTACTGTTTTAGTAAAACAACATTTAGGAGCTGACGATCAACTAGCAGATGCAGATTTAGTCTCAAGTGTTTCACAATGGACAACTGCTCATACTTTATCTGGCATAGCTTACTTATATGTTAAATTAAAATATGATGCAGACGTTTTTCCGACAGGAGTGCCAAATATATCTGCTGAAATAAAAGGTAAGAAGATACTAGATTTTAGAGATGGCTCAACTGCTTTTTCATCTAATCCAGCATTATGTCTTTATGATTATTTAACAGATACAAGATTTGGTTTAGCTACACCAACAGCAAATATTGATACAGCATCTTTTACTACAGTTGCAAATATATGTGATGAGAATATTACATTAGACGCTGGTGGCACAGAAAATAGATACGAGTCTCATGGTATTGTTTACAGTAATATAGACCCTATGACAGCAATAGATGAGTTGTGTGGTTCTATGCTGGGTGTATTAAGTTATTCGAACGGTAAATTTAATTTAAGTGGTGGTAAATATATAGCTCCAACAATTAGTCTTGATGAAGATGATTTTCGAGGTGGCATTAATATTCAAACTAAACAATCCAGAAGAAATTTATTTAATACCGTTAAGGGAATATTCACGAGCCCAGAAAGTAAATGGCAACCAACAGATTATCCAATGGTAACATCAAGCACGTTTGTTTCAGAAGATAATAATGAAACAATATTTGCAAATGCAGATTTACCTTTTACAACATCATCAACTATGGCGCAAAGAATTGCTAAAGTTATTTTGTTTAAAAATAGACAGCAGATGGTAGTACAAGCTCCAATGAAATTATCTGCATTTAAATTGCAAGTTGGAGATACTGTAAATATAACTAATGCAAGAATGGGGTGGTCCAATAAGATATTTCAAGTTGCAGATTGGACTTTTGTTTCTACAACTGATGAAGTAGGAATTAATTTAGTACTACAAGAAACTTCAGCTAGTGTCTGGGATTGGAACGCAGAAGAATCAGAGTTTATTTCAGATAATACTAACTTGCCGACAGCTAACACCGTAGAAACTCCATCATTAGTTGTTGAGGATTTTTTAAAAGCCTATTCGGCTGTTATTTCAACGGTACTTATTATTAGAGTTACATCTACCTTCGCCACAACTAACGAATTTGAAGTTGAATATAGGAACACATCAACTGATACAGAATTTACTAGTTTAGGTAGGTCTAAAGGAACTAAATTTGAACTGTTAAATGTAGAAGATGGAATGATTTATGAAGTTAGAGCCAGATCAATTAACGCCTTTAATGTTTCATCAGCTTATGCTTCAGCAACCCATGAAGTTATTGGGAAAACAGCAGTTCCAACAGATGTTGTAGATTTTTCAGTTAATATTGTTAATAATTTAGCTGTATGCTCATGGACACCAAATGGTGATTTAGATTTATCTCATTATATAATCAGACATACACCAGCAACTTCTTCACCGACTTATGCTGGAGCGACCATAGTTGCAAATTATATAAGCAAAGCAACTAATCAGATATCTTTACCAGCTCAAACTGGAACATATATGATAAAAGCTGTTGATGTATTAGGGTTAACATCTGAAACTTCAACAAAAAAAGTAGTTATAAGAAATCAGATTGCTGATAATTTTAATGCTGTAGCTACTACAACACAATCAACTGGATTTGCTGGAACAAAAACTGACACAGAAGTTGTAGCAAGAGATGGTGTTAATTATTTACAGATTACTTTAGGAGAACTTTTTGACGATCACAGTGGTAACTTTGATAGTGGTGTGGGCAATTTTGATGATGGTGGAGAAGTAGATAGTAATCTTGATGGATTCTATGACTTTAGTACTAACCCTATAGATTTAGGAGCAATATATAATTCTCAAGTTACTACATCAATGACCAGCACTAGATTTAATCCAAACAACCTGTTTGACACCTTTGAGGGCTTATTTGATGACCAGACAGGTGATTTTGACGGTAACTATACCGAGCAAGATGATGTAGACGCTAAAATCCAAATTTCGACCTCTAATGATAATTCAACCTATTCAGATTTTGCAGATTATATTTTAGGTGATTACAAAGCTAGATATATAAAATTACGAGTAAAAATGACAACACTTAATGAAGATTCAACACCAGCTATTTCAGCTTTATCAGCCACCATTGATATGCCAGACCGAACAGTAGCCGTAGCAAATACAGCAAGTACGACTGCTGGTGGCGGAAGAGCAATAACTTTTGCTCCAGCATTTAAAGATTTACAAGGCTTGGGTATTAGTACAAGTAACCTAGCAACTGGAGATTTTTATGAATTAAGCAGTAAGTCAGCAACAGGATTCACTATAAAATTCAAAAACTCTGGCGGAACTGTTGTAGACAGAACATTTGACTTTGTAGCCAAAGGTTATGGATATCTTGAGTCTAGCTAATAATACTGATATATTTAATAATATTTTATAGGAGTATAACGAATGTCGCAGAATGACTTTACAATAGCAAACCAGACGTTTCCAAATACAAGAGCAGATATCAATAGTGCATTACAAGCATTGGCAAGTAATAACTCTGGAACTTCAGCTCCATCTACACAATTTGCAAATCAATTTTGGTATAATTCAACTACTAATATTCTTTATATAAGAAACGAAGGAAATGATGCAGACATTCCTATTATGGAATTAGACCAAACCAATGACACCGTAGAATATTTTAAATCTGACTCCGTAAGAACAACATTAATAGAATACACAGATGGAGATGACGCATTAGCGATTGCAGATGGTGGTGCTTTAACGGTATCAACATCATTAGATATGAATGGCACAGAATTAATCTTAGACACAGATGGTGATACAAGCATACATGCTTCTACAGATGACCAAATAGATATAAAGATTGCTGGAGCAGATGACTTTAAATTTACTGCAAACACTTTTACTGCTTTATCTGGTAGTACAATCTCCATACCTTCAGGAGCTACAATCGCCAATAGTGGTACAGCTACTGGTTTTGGTAAAGTTCTTCAAGTAGTTCAAGGAAGAACAAAAACATTGTTTACAACAGCATCAGGCTCACTGGCAGATATTGGGCTTTCAGCAGCGATTACTCCATCAAGTTCATCAAGTAAAATATTAGTAATATGTAATATTAATGGAATTTTTTTTAGTGCAGTAGCTGGTAGCTTTGCAGTTCTGACTTTGTTAAGAGGTAGCACTAATGTAACAGGGGATGCGGCAGCTCCTTATTTAGGATATCCAGTCGGTTATAACTCTGCAGCAGTAACAAGAACTACTTCACAAACAATGAGTTATTTAGATTCCCCATCAACTGCATCAGCAGTTACTTATAAAGTTCAGGCTGCTCAAGTTGGTGGTGTTACTATAAACTTTCAAAGAGATAATCAAGTTTATTCAACAATTCAACTTATGGAGATTGCAGGATGAGGGAGATGAACGAACATGATGCAATAATGAAACTATATAGCAATGTTGTTACTATTCGTGATGATGTAGCTTACGACAAAGATGGTAATGAGGTATCTTATGATGCAACTGCTGTTCAAGCGGAGATAGATGCTAACGAATATAAAGAAAAAAGACAACACGAGTACCCATCTATTGCAGACCAGCTTGATAAAATTTACCATAATGGTATTGATGCTTGGAAAGTTGTTATCAAAGCAACTAAAGACAAGTACCCAAAAGGATAGGAGAAACTAATGGCTGGATTACAAGTACATACAGCAGAAACAGCATACGCAGTTACTCAAACTGAAATTAAGGCGTGGTGCAAGATTGATTCATCTGATGATGATGTAACAGTTGCTCTTATTGAAAGAGCCGTTCATAACTGGGCGAAAGAATACACCAGCAGAACATTAACCACAGTTACTTATAATTTATTTATTGATACGGTTTATGAGTCAGATATTCCAATACAGGAAGGTTTTTATGTTGGTTATGATGGGCGTACTAATAAAAGAAGTATTGATCTGCCAAAAAGTCCTGTCGCTAGTGTTTCTCATATAAAATATTATGATGACGCTGATACAGCTACAACTTTTGCATCATCAAATTATTACTTAGACACAGCAAGTATTCCAGCACGAATAGTGCTTAGAAAAGGCTCTAGTTACCCAACATCTTTAAGGGTAGCTAATGGTATCGAAATAAAATATGTGGCTGGATATGGAGCAACTACGACCGTTCCGTACGACATAAAGTCAGCATGTTTGGCTTATGCTAGTTATTTGTTTGAACATAGAGGTGATTTGCTAGACGGCAAAAGAATATTAGCACCAACTAGTGCAACACAATTATTAGAGCCAT